CGCACATCCCGTTTATTTTTAGGATCGGTTCAGCAATTCATAATAACTATGAACTGCTAAAACTATTGGGTATTACTGGAGCACAAAGGTTCGCCGGAGTCCGATGAAGGTAATACTTGAAGATGGTTTCAGCTAAAGGAGTTTCGATATTCTCCTTGAAAAAAACAAAAAGTAGACAACGATCCTGTTATTTTTTTATTAGGATACTAACAGCATTTACTACACTGTCTATGTAAAAAATGTATCCTGCTTCATAATCACATAGAAAGGAGAAACTATGAAGTTCGCAAACGCAATCAACAACCAAGAAGCTCGTACCACTAATGGTATGAAGGCTCGTAAGTCAAGTGCTAACGCATGTGTTGACTTGTTTTACAATATCGGCGCAAGCCGAGGCAAGAACATTGTTCCTGCTTTCACTGCGGCTTACGTAGAGAACTCCGATCTAGCATTACGTATCGCTCAATGGGCACGTGATGCACGTGGTGGTTCAGGTGAACGTCAAGTGTTTCGTGACATTTTGACTCACTTGGAAAACACCAATCCAGATGACGCTATGCGTTTGATGGCTAAAGTTCCAGAACTAGGTCGTTACGACGATCTGTTAGTGTTTAAGACCAAGCCTCTAAAGACACAAGCATACACCATGCTTGGCGATGCACTCCGTGCTCGAAATGGCTTGGCAGCAAAGTGGACACCTCGTAAGGGTGAAGTCGCACGTGAAATCCGTGAATTCTTCGGAATGACTCCTAAGCAATATCGTAAGAGCCTAGTTGCACTTACTAACGTTGTGGAAACACAAATGTGTGCTAAGGATTGGGATAACATCAACTACAGTCATGTTCCTTCAGTGGCACATGCACGTTACAAGAAGGCGTTTGGCCGTAATGGCACAACTTACGCTGACTATGTAACTAAGTTGGCGAAGGGCGAAGCTGGCGTTAAAATCAACGCTGGTGCAGTCTTCCCTTACGATGTGTTGAAGGGCCGTATCGGTCGCTACAACACTATGAGCAAGCAAGAACTTGATGTAATTCAAGCTCAATGGGACGCATTGCCTAACTTCATCGGTGACGCTAACGTGTTGCCAATGGTAGATAGCTCTGGTTCTATGACTTGTTCTGCAGGTGGTCACACTTCTAAGAGTGGTTTGACTTGTCTTGAAGTTGCAATCTCTTTGGGCTTGTACTTTGCTGACAAGAACAAGGGTAAGTTCAAGGATACTTTCTTGACCTTCAGTTCTCGTCCAAAGTTGGTTAACTTGCATGGTAACATCAATCAAAAGATTGATCAAATGAACACAGGTGAAGTTGCTAATACCAACTTGAACGCTGCATTTGATTTGATCTTGAAGACAGCGAAGGACAACAATGTTCCAGAAGCAGAAATGCCTGAAACTCTTGTTATCTTCTCTGACATGCAGTTTGACCAAGGTGTTGAACACGACGACAGCGCAATCGAAATGATTGCACGTAAGTATGAAGCAGCAGGTTACACATTGCCTAAGGTAGTGTTCTGGAACTTGAATGCAGCATACGGCAACACTCCTGTCAAGTTTGACAAGCGTGGCACTGCGATGGTATCCGGTTTCAGCCCTGCTGTTGCCCAAGGTATCTTGAGCGGCAACATGGATGACTTCACACCAGAAGCAATCATGTTGAAGACAGTTATGAAAGATCGTTACGATCTAGCATAATGATTTTTTGATTAGGTGAGTGTACAAACACTTTAAACAAAGCCAGATGACGATCAGGAGTCGGCCTAATCAATCTATAATTTTGATATGAAGAAGTTTAAAAGCTAGTAATGGAGACAACCTTCTGTTCACAATAACAAATGCTGGTGCACCGTAAATCCTTTCTCAGGGTAAGCATTTAGTGACATATCAAAACTTATCACCCGGTTACACTTTACCGTTATAAAAGTGGGCATTGGCTATTGCTTTACCATCAGCTAGGTACATATGAACTCGACCTTACGACCTGATTGAACGGGTACGAAAACAATCATAGGCAGTTGAACGCTAACAACTACCATACAAATCAAATACGTAAATGACATAGGTATGTCCGGCCCGGTGACTCTTGTGGTGAGAGTTGACCGGGCACTTTTATTTGGCCACTGGCCCCCATGCATGACCTATTAAACTATATCTAGTGCCGCTTGTTATCTTAGTGACACTATGATCTAAGTATGCTGGGAAAAATATGCCTGTGCCAAATTGCCGTGAGCATGTTACAGTGCCTGCAATTAAATCACCACCATCATACTCGCTGCTATCACTTAACTGTACAATAAGATTCATCTTTCTTGCAAGTTTCTTATCTTTGCTTGTTAAATAATCATGATGATTGCCAAACATATCGCCAGCAACGTATGACTTAATTTCATATGGCTCAATAAAGGTAAGAAGTGGCTCGTATTCTTTGATATAACGTTCCCATAGTGGATCAAGAAACTCATATATAAAATTTTGAGTATTATGCACTAAGCAAGTATAGAACGATGCTGTACAAAAGTTAGGATTCTTACTGCCTCGGCGATGCAATCCAGAACTTTCAGAATTAGCAAAATTTATTAATTCGTTAGCTATATCTTTTGTTATGACGTTTGGTATTTCTACTACTTTATCTTCAAAGAACGGTAAGATATCTGGTTTATTTTGTACTGGTAAGAACATTAACTTATTTAGTGATTGACAGAGAATGTCAGATATAGTATAATAACGCAATTGGAGAAAATTATGCCTTGGATTCAAAACGTAGCACTCAGCGATATCAAGAAAGGGTTTCATATCAACCCTGGAGATAATGCTATGCTCATTCAAATCGTTGATTGTGGTATGGAGTTTCCTGACCCACTTTACAAGTTTAAGCTAGTAGCTCAGTTTGAGTTCTTGGACTTAGAGAAGGATGACTACTGCATTGAAGAAGAAATGAAGATCACTGATGACCAAGCAAAGCGTTTGGTTGATCTATTGCAACATGCGCAAGCTAATCACATGAACGTGATTGTACATTGTGTTGCTGGCGTTTGTCGCAGTGGTGCAGTGTGTGAAGTTGGTGTAATGATGGGCTTTGATGACACAGAAGTGTTTCGCAGTCCCAACTTACTAGTTAAACACAAGATGATGAAAGTGTTAGGATGGACTTATGATGAAAATGAGCCTCATACAATTAATGGAGTCCAACTTGACTCCGGGCTTATCATACCCAAGCGTAATCAGGAACAACTTGGTGACACTTAATACTATGAGAGCAGGTCGTTGGCAATTATTGAGTGATGATGCAGTGTGGATGTTTCCGCCTGATCGTACACTAAGCACCGTTGAATTGAGTTCGCAGTTTTATCCTAAGACTCCGTACGAATCGTGTATCTTTTATGCGAACGGAGATAGTAACGTACTCGCTCGTTATGCTACCAAAGAGGAAGCACTAGCAGGACATGAGAAATTAGAAAAGAAATATGAGTTAAAAAGATGTATAAAGTAAAAGGTAAAGTAGTAACATTTGATGTAATGACATTAGATGAAGCAATGCACACGGCTAAAGTAATGAATGAGTTTGTGACTATCACTGGTCCAGACTTTGAAATTGTCGGTATGTTTGGCGTTGATTCAGTGAAAGACGGCAAAACACCTGATGGCGTTAAGTATGACTGGAACAAAGCAAGTCGTATTGGTCGAGTAAAGAAAGAACGTTTGACATAAAAAGATTTTGGGTGTATAATACCTCTATTGTCAAATAAATTGGAGCACGATATGACAAAGTTTTTCTGGAACAAAGCAAAAGGCCTCAAAGACGATGTTAACCGTCATCGTACTAAAGAAGCCGAAATGGATGCTAAGATCGCAGAGTTGGAAGCAAAAGGTGACGATCCTATGGCAATCGCGGCACTTCGTGTGTATCGCAGATTCCGCGCACAACTTCTGCAAAGTAAAGCAGAAGTAGTAACAAAAATTGGAAAAAAGAAATGAAAAAGTGGATTACAAGTGATCTACACTTTGGACATGCAAACATTCAAAAGTTTTGCCCAGTAACTCGTGGGCGATTCAAAGATATTGCTGATATGCGAGAAGTGATGATCAAAGAATGGAATGAGCAAGTTGCACAAGATGATGAAACATTTATCTTGGGTGACTTCGCTTTCTTGCCTGCTAAAGATGCAGTTGAAATCTTGCGCCGATTGAACGGTCATAAGATTTTGGTTGAAGGCAATCATGATCGTAAGTTGTTGAATGACCCTGCATTTCGTGCAGAATTTAAAGAAATTCATCAATATTTGCGTTATAATCATGATGGTCAGATTGTTATCATGTTGCACTACCCGATCTATGAGTGGGACCAGATGCATCGTGGAGCAGTTCATTTCTATGGACACGTTCACGGTAACAAGACTGGCTTGGAACAATATCGCGCACGTGACGTAGCATTTGATGCTACTGGACGAGTTGTTAGCAACATGGATGACATGATTGCTGACGCATTGAAGGGTGAGATTCGCGCACATCACTAAGGAGAATAGAGTGCCAAAATGTTATACGCTCGTAGGTGTGCCTGGTGCAGGCAAGAGTACTTGGGTTAAGAACCAAGACTGGATGAAGGACATTCCTGTTGTTAGTACCGACAACTTTGTTGAAGCTTATGCTAAAGAACAAGGCAAGACTTACAATGAAGTGTTTAAAGAGTACATGCCAATCGCTGTAAAGCTGATGGCTAATCAAGCATTGATCTGTCAGGCAAACAACTTGGATGTTATCTGGGACCAAACTTCGGTAAGTGTTAATTCTCGTAGAAAGAAGTTCAACACATTGCCTAAGTATGAACACATTGCTATCGTGTTTGCTACTCCTGAACCAGAAGAATTGGCAAAGCGATTGGCAAGTCGTCCAGGCAAGAACATTCCAGATCATGTGATGCAATCTATGATTGACACATTTGAAATGCCATCAGAAGACGAAGGCTTCAAAGAAATCTGGTACGCCAGTTGACAGTCAATCTTTTTGGGTGTATAATCCAATTATACACAGAAAGAACACATGATCAAATTTACAATCAAACTTGTTTTTACAGACGTTGACGACAACTTTTACACAAAGGGTCAGGCAATGATGACTTTCCCTGTTGAAGCTGATGACAATCAAACTGCATATCATCTTGGTCAACGTTTGCAAAGTAAGTTCGGTGCAGATCATTTGATCGTAAAAGAAGGAGAATAATATGGGCGTAGAATTGGTATTAAAAGCACGAACATTCGCTACTGCGGCTCACGCGGCAGTTGCACAGTTGCGCAAGTACACAAACGAACCATATATCGTTCATCCCCAAGAAGTGTATCAAATCGTTTGCACTGTTGCTAGTGCTACTCCTGAAATGATGGCTGCTGCTTGGTTGCATGATGTTGTTGAAGATACTGGAGTTACAATTGAAGTTATCAAGCAAGAATTCGGTGCAGAAGTTGCAGAGTTGGTTGGATGGCTTACAGACGTTAGTCGCCCCGAACAAGGCAATCGTGCAACCCGCAAAGCAATTGACAGGGCACACACTGCAATGGCACCAGCCGAAGCGCAAACAATCAAGTTGGCTGACTTAATCTCCAACACAAAGTCTATCATGGAACACGATGCGACTTTTGCTAAGACTTACTTGGCAGAAAAGAAGTTGTTACTTGAAGTGATGACTAAGGGTGATCCAGTGTTGTATGAACGTGCAAAGTCAATGGTCTTATGACAACACATGATCCTTGTTACAAGGGATGGAAGTTAGAGGACGGTAACACTGCTGGTCGGTGTTGCTGTTCTTGTCGTTATCAAAAACCAATTGTTTCACATCCATGGAATGAAAATGATTTGACAAGAGGTCCAATTACTAGTATAATTGGTTATGGATGCAATATGCCAGATATTGACAGAACAGTGTTCTTTGAAAACAAGCATGGCATGTGTGAAATGCATGAGTTCAAAAATAACGTTTACCAACTGAAAAGAGTAAAATGATGTTTAAAGACGAATTGAAGAATTATGTAGAAACTTCCGGATTGGTAAACATGAAGGAAGCTGGTGACGGCATCTATGTATTGAAGTACAAGAAGAAAGTGTTCTACGATAACTTGTGGAACGAATACATTGCTGAATGCCGTGGCACTATTGTAGATAAGGATT